AAATAGATGAAAATAGTTCAAGATAATGAAAATGGTGGAGGCGAGATTCAATTCTCTTGGAGAGAAGTTTGGATTATGATAAGACATAGGAAAGTTACATTAACTCCACAAACAATGAAAATTCTAGTGAACAGTCTCATTAATATTTGTATGAATTTTAATATCAACTTTAGTGATGAGCTTCAAAAACAAACTACAAGATTTGATCAACCCCCTCCGTCTCAAGAACGTAAAAAAGATTAAGATTACTGCGTTTCAACGTAATTGTGAGATGTTTAAAAGCATATCACAAAGTGTTATAATCTTTTATGCCATTAGCAAAAGTTAATATAGCACCTGGTTTTGATAAACAATCTACACCTTCAGACGCAGAGGGCCGTTGGGTTGATGGTGATAATGTTAGATTTAGATACGGAGAACCTGAAAAAATTGGTGGTTGGGAAGCATTAGTAGATGATAAAATAGTTGGTGCTGCTAGAGGACAACATGTTTGGGCTGACACTGATGGCAAAAGGTATGCAGCCATAGGCACTGATAAAGTTTTAATTATTTATTACGAAGGTGCTTTTTATGATATTACACCTTTAGAGACAGACAATTTTTCTACAGGTTCAAGCATAACAACATCAAGTGGGTCGGCAGTTGTTACAATTAACACAACATCACCTCACAATTTAGAAGTTGGTGAAATAACAACTTTTGCCAACGCAGGATCTTTCACAACTTCAAATACCACTTTCACAGCTTCAGATTTTGACGATCAACTTTTTGAAGTTCAGTCTGTGCCAACAACAACTTCTTTTACTATTTTAATGCCTAGTAATGAGCAAAAGTCAGGTGTAACGAACAATGGAACTTTAGATGTAAACCCATATGAACCTGTTGGACCTTTGAATCAAACTTATGGGTACGGTTGGGGAACTTATCTTTTTGGTGGACGATCAATAGCAGCAACAACTACGACAATCAACAACGGTGGTAACATGTTAGTAGGTGCGTCTTCAGTTGTTCTTACCAGCACTGCAAACTTACCTTTGACTAACGGTAAATTAAGAATTGGTTCTGAGGATATGAGTTACACAACTAATACCACAGGGACAAACACCATTAGTGGAATAACTCGAGGTATAAACGGAACGACAGCGGCCGAACATACTAACGGGGCAACCGTAACTGACATCACAGATTTTGTAGGATGGGGCGATGCTTCAGCATCAAGCACAGTTACTGTAGAACCTGCTAACTGGTCTTTAGATAATTTTGGTAACATTTTAATAGCAACAATTCATAATGGTAAAACTTTCACTTGGAATCCTTTAGATACTAATGCTTTACAAACTAGGGCTGTGATAGGCACTGGAATGCCTACAAAATCAGTTATGACTATTGTTTCTGATAGAGATAGACATCTATTTCATCTAGGCACAGAAACCACTATTGGCACATCATCCACACAAGATAAAATGTTTATTAGATTTTCTGACCAAGAAAGTACAAGTGATTACGCACCAACATCAACGAACACCGCTGGAACATTTCGATTAGATGATGGCACAAGAATAGTAGGAGCGTTTAAAGGAAAGGATTATATTTTGGTTTTGACAGATACCGCAGCTTATGAAATGCAATTTGTTGGACCACCATTTACTTTTTCAATACGTAAAGTTGGTTCTAATAATGGTCTTTTAGGACAACATGCAGGTGTTTTTGCAAATGGTGCAGTTTACTGGATGGGTAAAACGGGTGGGTTTTATGTTTATGATGGTACTGTAAAATCATTACCTTGTTTAGTAGAGGATTTTGTATTTACGACTGATGGTAATAATCCTGGATTAAATTATAATTCAGGTCAATTAGTGTTTGGTGGTATCAACGAGTTATATTCTGAAATTAATTGGTTCTATGCAACAGCTAATTCACAAGTTGTAAATAGAGTAGTAACTTACAATTTTGATGAAAATGTTTGGACAACAGGGACATTAGACAGATCTACTTGGGTTGGATCTACTGTTTATGAAAAGCCGTACGCAACAGATTATAATTCAACGGACACACCAACTTTTCCAAGTGTAAATGGTATTTCTAACGGAGCATCTATTTATTATGCACATGAAGTGGGCCTTAATCAAAAAAATGGAGATGGAACTGAAACGGCAATCACTTCTTTTATCAAATCAGGAGAGTTTGATTTAAATGGTAGACAAGGTGTTCCAGGTGATGGAGAGTTTTTAATGAGTATAAGTAGATTTGTGCCTGATTTTAAAAGAATAAGTGGTAATGCAAAAGTGACAATATTTATAAATGCTTTTCCTCAAGGTTCAGTAGCTGCATCAAGTCCACTAGGACCTTTTACAGTAAGTAGTTCGACAACTAAAATTAACACAAGGGCAAGAGCTAGATTAGCTGCTGTTCAAATCGAAAACGAAAGTTTAGACGAGAGCTGGAGATATGGTACTTTTAGATTTGATGTACGTGTTGATGGAAGAAGATAATGGCAAAAATTACAATTCAAATACCTGAACCAAAATCTGAATATTCTCAAGATGATCAAAGACAAATATTACAAGCACTTCGAACATTACAGACTCAGTTGAACTTTTCTTACGAGAATGATATAAAAAATGAATCAGATGCGTTTAACTATTTTTTATCATGACAATACAATATAAAAATCAAGGATATAAACAAGCAAGTACAGGTAAAACAACTGTTCTCACATGTCCTACTAATGCAACAATTATAATAAAAAGTATTTACGTTGCTAATAATGATGCTTCATCTGCAATCGTGGTTAATATGAATTTAGTAGATTCTTCTGATTCTAATGCAGAATATGAATTTTTTAGAGATGATGTAGCGGCAAAAACACAAATTAATGCATCACCTCAAGGTTTAAATTTAGAGGCAGGTGATTCAGTTACAGTAACTGCAGCCACAGGCAGTAATAAAATTCAAGGAGCTATAAGTTACGCTCTCATAGATAGATCGCAGGAGAATGGCTAAAAAGAAACCACTCTTTGGTGTAAATAATTATCATAAAAGAACACCAAAAAAACGTCCTGGACAACACGCAAAAAGTTATAGCAAACGCATTCCTAAAAGAAAGAAATACATTGGACAAGGGCGTTAGTATAGTGTAGTAAAACTTAATGACTGTTTATCATAAAATAAAATGCGATACGAAAACTATTTATAGAAGTATAAAGACAGGTGAAAGATACGAAACTGAAGAAGCTTTTTTAAAACAACATCCAAAAGAAGATCTTGCAACAGATATTGAGGTGCAAGTCCCTGACTTACCTATGTTTAGTAAAACACAAAAATGAAACCATTAGGTGGAACAGAATTACAACATAATTTTTTAGAACAATATGTTTCTAAAGATTTATTAGATAAATTTCAAATCTGCACATCCGTGCCTGGTAAAGTTCCTTTATCAAAAAATAAAATAAATATACTTTGGCAAAAAATGGCACCTGATCAACCTCACTTTCAAGATTTTTTTAGAGATGAAGAAAAAATTAAACAATATGATTATTATGTATTCAACAGTCACTGGAATTATGAACAATTTAGAAAAACTTTTTCCTTACCTGAACATCGTTGTACAATAATTAAGAACGGTGTACCTGACATTAAGAAAAGAGATAGCGAACCAAGAAGAGATAAAATAAAATTAATATACCATCCTACACCATGGAGAGGTTTGTCTGTGCTTTTGGGTGCTATGCAACTAGTAAACAATCCAAATATTATTTTAGATGTATACAGCAGTACGCAAATTTATGGTGATGATTTCAAAAAAGAAAATGATCATTCATATAAAGACTTATATGATCAAGCTGAAAAGTTACCTAATGTAAATTTAATCGGTTACAAATCTAATGAATACATATTAGATAATCTTCATACGTATGACGCTTTTGTATATCCTAACATATGGGAGGAAACATTTTGTATATCAGCTCTTGAAGCGTTAGCTTGTGGTCTGTATGTAGCGACAACGGACAACGGAGCACTTTATGAAACCTGCACTGAATTTCCAATATACATACCATATGATAAAAATTGGGAAAATCTTGCAAGACAGTTTGCTGCGGTTATAGACGGCATAGCCTCTCAAATAAATACGGAGGGATGTAAAAATCATTTACGATTTCAACAAAACTTTTTTAATCATTTTTATAATTGGAAAGTCATAGCTGGTCACTGGACTGGTTTTTTACAAGGAGCACTACAAAATGTTAAAAGCACTTAAAAAAAGATATGAGGCACAAATAGCAGAGGCTACTACCACTATTGAAATATATTTAAAAAATTCTGTAGGTATCGGAGAACATCCACAACATCTAGATGAAATAGATAAATTATTACAAAATATTGTAGATGCTGAAGAAAAGATTAAATTAATTGATAGGTGGATCGATTAATGCAAGACCATAGTAAACCCATTTGGTTCAGTAAAACAGAAAAGAAACCTATAAAAACACAAAAATTAAAACCTAAAAAATTTTCTATATTTGTAGCAACACCATGTCATAGCGATGTTTCATTACATTACTTCCAGGCTTGTTTAGAGTTTCAAAAACATTGTATTAAGAATGATGTTCTCTGTTGTTTTCAAGTTATGAAATCATCTTTAGTAACGCAAGGTAGAAATCTTTGTGTATCAAGTTTTATGGAAAGCGGTAGCTCTCATTTACTGTTTATTGATTCTGATATTGATTTTAAATCTGAATCGATTTTTAAAATGATTTCAGCAGACAAAGATGTAATTTCAGTTCCTTATCCTTTAAAAACTCTGAACTGGGAAAAGGCTTGGAGAAAAATTAAAGAAGGTAAAATCAAAAATGAACATGATTTACAATATAAAGCTCTTTATCAATATCCTATGAAGTTACCTAATGAAAAAGATATTACAATTCAAAACGGGGTTATAGAGGTCACGCACTCACCAACTGGCTGTATGTTAATAAAAAGAGAAGTAATTGAAAAAATGATAAAAGCATACCCTGAAAAAGAGATAGTGCAAAAAACAATAATAAACGGTGCAATGACTAACAGACCTTATTTTTATAATCTTTTTGATACAGATTTTGATCCTATTAAAAAAACTTATTTAGGAGAGGATTTTGCCTTTTGTAAAAGATGGAGAGATATAGGTGGTAAATGTCATGCATTGATAACAGAAAAAATTAATCATGTCGGAGAACATCAGTATAAAGCCTCTTTTATCGATGAGTTGTCAAAGACCTCCTAAAATGGTAAACTTTTTAAGTTAGCTAATTTTAAGGAATACATAATATATGTTACAATTTTTACCCTATGCACTAGCAGCCTACGGAGGATACAAAGGTTACAAGGCATCCAAAGACGCTGGTGGATCAGGATTACAAAGATTATTAGGAGGAGTAACAGGAGCATTTTTAGGTTACCAAGGTGGTAAAATGATACCTGGTGTAAGTAGTGCAGGATTTGGTACAACGTTGCCATCATTTTCACAACTGGGTCCAGTTCAATCTCTTGCAAAAACATCAGCAGGTAAGATGTTAGGAATACCACAATTTGCTAGTGCAACAGCAGACGCTGCTCCAGTAGCTTCCGTTTTAACTCCTCAATCACAAAGTTTATTAGCAGCTACTCAAGCTGGAGCACCAAGTGTTGACAATAGAAATATATTACAAAAACTATTCATGAGATCAAGAAAAGATGTACCTGGTGAAATGGAAATAGATCCAATTAAAGCAGCTATTGGTATTGGAGCATTTGCTTATGGATCAGGTGCGTTTGAAAACAAACCACAAGATGTTTTTACACCTACATACAATTTAGCCGTAGCTGATTTACAAAAACAAAGAGGTGGGTTTAGATATATAGATCCAGTTGATGGAACAGAAAAAACTTTTGAACAAGTTTACATACCTGAAGCTGATCCTAAAAACCAAGGTGATTTAAGAATGGGTCCTTATGCGATTGAGCGAAATAGATTAAAAGAAGGTGGACTTGCAGAAATTAAAAAATTTAACGAAGGTGGTATTAACTATCTTCCAAGTAAAAGAACTCATAGCGAAGACGATGCTAATAATTATGTTAGAGCATCGGGATATGTCGAAGATGGGTCTGGTACAGGAGACAAAGACGAAGATACAATGTTAGCTCAATTAGCAGACGGTGAGTTTGTAACAAGAGCAGATGGAGTATTAGGCGCAGGAATCATAGCTGGTGCAAATCCAAATAGCATGAAAGATATGAGAGAAAAAGGTGCACAATACTTCTACGAACAACAAAAACGATACAAAAGAGTTTTTGATTTATTAGAAGGAAGTAGAAATGCAAAAGCCCAAGCCAATTAAACCTGATATATCTGTTTTATCAGTGGAACCAAAATATATAGATAAGTTTTGGCCCTTATGTGATTTTATGATTGCAGAGGCATTAAAATATTCTGGTGGTTTTGCTGAACCTAAAGACATTAAGGATTTATTAAAAAAAGACGAAGCTCAAATGTTTCTTGTGTTTGGTAGCGATGAAGAAGAACTTAATCAAGTCTTTGCATTATTTGTAACTCGTATTGCTGCATTACCAAGCTACTCTCAACTTGAAGCTATAATATGTACGGGAAGAAAAAGACATTTATGGGAGGACAAGATAGTGAATACAGTCACAAAATTTGCTAAACTAAATGGGTGTAAAAAACTTAGCTTTTGGGTTAGACCAGGTTGGTCAAAAGTATCAAAAAAGTGGGGTTGGAAAGCTAAACACATTCAAATGGAGAAAGATTTATAATGGGATCAATAGTTAAAAGTGTTTTTGGAGGAGGCTCCTCAGCACCTGCTCCATCAGGTGGAGGAGGTAGCGGAAGTCAATTTACTCAATCTGTTATAAGAGAAGCACCTGGTATAGAAGAACGTAAAATAGAATTAATGGATCTAGCGCGAGCCGCTGCAGATCAACCCGTTAATATTCCTGCAATGCAGGTTGCACAGTTTAGTCCTTTAGAACAACAAGGATTAACAGCCGCTGGAACAACAGGAGTAGGACAGCCAACTGTATCAGCAGGCATAGGACAATTACTTGCTGCAGGAACACCAAATATAAATCAATTTTTTAATCCTTATCAATCTTTTGTGGTGGATGAAATTAACAGACAAGCAGCTCAAGCACAAAATAGATTAGGTGCACAAGCTGTTATGTCAGGTGCTTTTGGTGGTGGAAGAGAAGGAATAGCACAAGCAGAATTAGAAAGAGCAAGATTAGGACAAGTTGGATTAGCTCAACAAAGAGGATTTGGTCAAGCATTGAGCGCTGCACAACAACAACAAGCACAACAAGCTCAAATAGGTTCTCAATTAGCATCAATTGGTGCAGGACAACAACAAATGGCACAAGCTGATTTAAATCAATTATTACAAGCTGGTGGTTTACAAAGACAATTAGCTCAAAAAACATTGGATGCTGCTAGACAATCACAATTACAACAAGCATTTGAACCTTTTCAAAGAGCTGAGTTTTTATCAAATATTTATGCTGCTGGACCAAAATCACAGTCTACAATTACAGCTGCAACTTCACCACAGACTAGTCCTCTAGCACAATCTATTGGAACTGGCATAAGTGCATTCCAAGCATTCCAAGGTATGCAGGGAGGGAGATAATGTCCCTTAATAAAGTTTTAAACAGACCTTTGTTTAGACAACAAGCTTTAAGAAAAGGTGCATTAAAACCTGTTAAAGCTAGAATAGGTCAGATGATAGGTGCACCAACTGTAAATACAACAGGACAGATGGCTAGAAACTTTCCATTAGCTACCAATCAACAAGGATTTTTTGGAAGAAACATAAGACCTGCAATGCAAAGAACTGGTAGATTTTTAAAGAGTTCATTTGGAATAAGACCTTTAATATCGTCTACTGGAACTTACATGTTATCTGATGATATTTTAACAAAACTTGGTGTTACAGGTCCTTTAAAAACAGGAATAAATTTTGCTGCAGGTTTTGCAGGAGCCACGCCTTATGGCAGAGCAATAGGTTATGGTTATGCAGGTTTAAAAGGATTAAGTGCCCTAGCAGACAAAATTAGAAGAGATAATCCACAAACTGTTATTGGTTTAAATGAGGGTCAAAATACATTTGATCAAATTACTGGTGGAGTATTAAGTGGTGAACCATTAGTAGCTGGTGAAAGAGCAATAAACCCATTTAGAAAATTAGATCCATCTAAACCTAGAGGTAGAGGTGCAGTGAAAAGAGCAGAAGAGGAAAGAAAAAAACTTGTAGCTGCTGAAGGATCAGAGGGTCAAATCGCAGCTATACAACCCGATGCATTAAAAGAACCACAAAATGAAACTAAAATAGGTCAAACAGAAGTTGCAGATCTAAACAAAATTGTAAGAAATAAAAGGGGTGATGTTCTAGAACCAACTGTGCCTGTGCAAACAGTTGCACAAGCAGACATTGATGGTTCTGTAAAACCTTTTCTTCAAGATAATCAAGGGGGACTAACAGGACCTGTGGGTGCAGAACCTGGAGCACCTATGGGTGCAAAACCTCCCGCTCCTGTGAAAGAAATTGAAAAACCAAAAGCAAAAGCAGCACAGACAGAACAAGATGTAAATGACATTGCTAAAAAACAATCACCTTTTGCAAAACAAATTGAAATGGCTAGGGAAATTCAAAGTGAATTATTACAGGGAAGATCATCTATGGCAAAACAAGTATTTTTATCACAATTAGCAGCTGGTTTAATGGCAGGAACTACAAGAAAAAGAGGTATTGGTGGTGCACTAGAGGTTTTTGGCCAAGCGTTAGGACCTGCTGTCAATAATTATGCTGTGATGAAGTTAAAAGAAAATGAATTAGAAAATGAATTAATGAGTGATGCTTTAGAAATGTCTTCAGATTTTTTAAAAGCTCAAAATGCTGTGGCTGATGCTCAAGACCATGGTTTTGTAAAAATTATCGGTGCACAAGGTCAGCTAAGAAATATGGCAGCTAGAAGATTAAAAGATGGCACAGTTCAAATTGCTGTTCCAGGACAAGTTGATCAAAACGGAGCACAATTATTTACAACAGTTCCTTACGGTAGTTACACAGGTTTTGTGAAAGGTGATTTTGCTGCTAGTGAACAAAATAAAACACTTAAAAATTTATCTGGTGCTTATAAAGGTTTACAGTTTAACCAAATAAATTTGAAAATTTTAAGAACAGCTAAGGAAGACGACAAAGTTTTAGCTGGTCCAGTTGGTAAACTAAAATTATTAACTAATCGTGTGAGTGGCGCTGCAAATGATTTTGGCTTTAGTTTAGGAAGTAGTGATAAAGATGCTAAAGATTTCTTTGAAAATAATTTCTTGTCAGAAGAAAACATTAAATCTTATGCCCAAAATGAGGGTTTATCTATTGATGAAGCTGAGAAAAAGTTAAGAAATGATTTTGAAACTAATAAAAATAAATATAAAAAGAAATTAAAACAATACGTAAAACCAACAAATCAAAATGAATCAGCACAATTAGAGGAGTTAGCTATTAACCAAACTATTACTGTTTATGCTTTGGCAAACGCTTTGAAATCAAAAGACAGATTAACTCAAAAAGACATTGAAAATGCAGAGAGACTAGTAAACATTTTCCCTGGTTTCAAAGGTCAAGATCAAGTTATACAATCTCTTGAAGCTATAGAAAAAACTCTTTTAAAAGATATTGAGCGTATCGAAGGAGATTATATAGATGCTGACTTTGGTGATCCTGTAATAATTGATACTTATAGAAGAAAATTTAATATCGGAGGCACTGGTTTGATTACTCCAGAGGCTATTATTGATAAACAAGCATCTCAAGGAACTCTTTTACAAGAATTTAATAAATAGGAAACATATGGCTGAAACTTTAGAATCATTACAAAAAAAATTAGATGACAGAAGTTACGATCCATCACAATATTCTAGAAAGCAAAACGCTATTGTTGATGAGTTAATATCTAGAGGAGATCTTCAAGGTCCTAATACTACAGAATTAAGTGGTATGCGTACGCAAGCAGCTCAAAAAATTGCAAGACAAAAAGAGTTTGAAAAAGATCCTATAGCTACAGCTTTAGCTGCAGAAGATTCTTTTTTTAAAGGCAGACCAACAGCTGTATTTGCTGGAGACATAACTGGATCTATCGCACCTTATATAACGATGAGAGAAAAAATTTATGGTGCAGCTAAATCAGGAAATCTTTGGAAAAAAGGCCCTGGTAAAATGGCACAAACGGCTGGAGCATTAGCAGATAGATTACCAGGTAGATTAAAATTGTTAGGCGGTGCATTTAAATTATTAGGTAGAGTCGCAGATTTACCCGCTAAAGTGTATAAAAGTCCTTTAGGAAGAGCAGAAATTTTTTCTATACTTGGTGGTACGGCAGGTGCTGGTGCAGGATCTGTAACTTAC